ACTGAGTGCCGCCAAGAGGCGCCTTGCCGAAGAAGTCCGAAACCTCTTCGTTATCGTCAAAATTCATGGGCTAACTCCCATCTAACTAACTCGAATCTTACCGCAGCGCTGACTTATCAATCGGCAGTGGCCCAACTCGGCTTGTCGCATTCCGGATGCCAGCTATTGAAGCCATCAGTGCTCACATTCGAGCCAAGCGGCTTGCCGCACTTCGAGCAGGCGTCTATCGGCGTGAGCTTAGCGAGCATCTCGTTGTAGGCGCGCAGTGGCTTTGGGACCTTTGCCTCTACGGACTCTGGCGCCGGCCTGACGCCGTCGGCCTTCGGTACCGGCTCAGGCTTCTTGGTATCTTCTACGGCCGCTGTGGCGACCCCGCGGTAGTGCTTCAGCAGCCCTTCCCAGCCTTCCCATTCGCCGGCAAGCTCTGTAAGTGCCCACACATCAGCGTCTAACCTGTCGGGAGAATCATCGTCCGTCTTGGGATTCCAGTTGATAAGCTGATCTTCGAGCGTTCCCAGCGTGCCCACATGGTGAACCCGGTGCTGCTCATAGAGGGCGCTCACGGGTTCGGCGCGCACCGCCTTGCCGCGGGACGCATGGACGCTCTTGTACGAGACGTTCGGATCTTTGTGGCGGATGGTGGTCTCGACCATGTCGCCGCCGTTGTTCACTTCGCCCACAATCCGGTCTGCTTCCCACTTGTGGTAGAGCAGCACGGCCTTGCTGGCCCAGCCATCCGGCGTGTAAATGCCCGAAGCATCCTCGAGGATGTAGTAATGCGTGTTGTCTCCGAAATCCTGTCCGGCCACGATGATGCCGGTCTCGTCGGACTCTTCGTTGCTCGTTACCGCCGGATCGATGGCAACCACGATGCGCGAGAGCTCGAGCTTCTTGAACTCATCATGCGTGATGCGCGTCTCTTCGATGTCGGCCATCTTCCAGAGCGCGCCGGGGTTGTCATCAAGGACCTCGGCATTCAGCTCCTGCCGGCCGAGCCTGGTGTTCTCGTACTTCTTGATAATCTTCGAATAGAAGGTTGGAGCAAGGTTGGTCTTGTTCTCGTAAGTGGTGCCCTTAGTTACAGCTACAGTAGGGTCTTTAATTAGTTCGCGGATAAGTTTGGTGGGCTTGGGCGTTGTCGTCGCAATGGTCCGTGGGTTACGGCCGAGACGCAAACCAAACATGGCCTGATCCCAAGCATCCTGCGCGTACTGCCAGGCTGCGATTTCGTCCGCCCACAGAGCCTCATGCTGCTTACCTCTCAGTCTTTCCGGTTCAGCGGCTGTGAACAGCAGGGATATCGCACCATTCGGCCATTCAAGTCGGCGCTTGCTGACCCGGTAGGTCGGGCGCTCATCGGGAGGGCAGACCGCAAGAATGCCCGACTCGCCCTCAACCATGATGTCGCGAAGGTCATCGGCCGTGGCCGCAATGAAGTTGACGCGGTTGTAGCCGTCCTTGATCCACTGGCGGACCTGTTCGGCGCCGATGCGAGTTTTTCCGAAGCCGCGGCCGGCGAGAACCAGCCACGTGGCCCAATCCCATGTGGGTGCAAGCTGAGTAGGGCGCGCCCAGGACTTCCAATCATAGGCAAGGTTCAGGAGTTCTTCGTCCGACAGGGTTTCGAGCCGCTGCCTAAGATCCTTCTCCCGCCTCAATTGTTCGATTACCGACGATCCGCCCAATGAGTTCCTCGCGTTCTACCTTGACACGAATCGGGTTCGCCTCGCTGCCGGCATGGGTGACGACCTGTGTATCCACCTCGCCGAGTTGGTGCTTGGACATATGGATGGTCATCTTTACGCCGGCGTCGCCAAGCTGTTCAGCGTGGCGCAACTGCAGGCGGCGCAACCCAATCTTTGCTTGCGCGGAACCGCGTTCCCATGCGAGGCGCAGTTCGAGGTTATTGTGCAGGCGGCTGCTCAACCCAGAGCTTGAAAGCCCGAAGAACTGCGCGGCTTCGTCCTTTGTGCAACCCAGCCGGCCCAACTGGTAAAGCTCGTACTCCCCGATGATGCGGTACTGCTCCCTGCTGCCGCCCGGCCGCTTCTGCACCTCTACGCGCTTCGGAGCCTTGATGCGTGGCCGCGGCGCATGCTTTGGGTCTTCTACCAGTGGCACTCTGTCGTGAATGGGAAGGCGGTCCATCACCTCGGATTCTAGGTTGAACCAGGAATCTAATCAAGAATTCCTCATTAGTGTTGAAGGAACTTAATAAGTCCTTGCGTGATTGATAAGTCGCGCTATGCTCTTTTCAACATGACCGTCTATCAGGAATTAGTTGCCGCCGCAGAGACAACCGACTTTGCGCCCAAGAGCCGGAGCGAGTCGAAGGAACTCTACCTCGCGCGGCTGACCAAAGCGGTCTACAAGGCCGACAAGACGGTTTGGGAGTCGCTCACGGAGCCGGCGCAGAGGTGGTACATCGAATCTGCCCGCCGGATCAACGCGCGCCTGCCGGTCGAAAGCTGCCCCGGCTATGACGAGGCCGTCGAAGCCCATCTGGTGCCCGATAACAACGGCCTGACTGAAGCAGTCCGCACGGCCGTCCTGCTGAATCCAGACTCCAGCCGCGATGAAATCCTGCGCCAGTTGTCCGAGCAAGGCTGGGACCCGAAGCATCTGCACAGCAATCAGACCGTCACGGTTGTGCGCAGCGTGACTCTGGCGACGATCAAGATCGCGAAGAAGATTGGGCGATGGAAGGAAGAGGTGCAGGCGTGAGCGAGCCATACAAGGTCGAACTCGAAAGCGTCGGGTGTGATCACTGCGGCGCCGGCGGTGTGTGGGGCGTCTGCTTCACGCCTGACGATTGCTTCGAATCCACCTTTTACGACAACAAGGAACACGCGCAGGATGTGGCAGATATGCTCAATGCCGCATTCAAAAAGGGCACGGCTGCCGTCCCGGCGGACTTACTGAAAGAAGTTATTGGATTGCGCGAGCAAGTCGAACTGCTCCGCGCCACTGATCGCGGTGACGTTCAAGCTCTTGAAGGCGAACTGACCCGCGAGCAGAAACTGCAGGCCGAACTGGACAATGAGCGCCTGAAGTCCTCCGACGCCACGCAGGCCTATGAACTCTGTTTGGCGAACTACAAAGCCGCGCTTGAGCCCCTCACCGAGGAAGAGTGCGACTTTATCCACCTGCCGTCACCGATCACGCTGCTGAACCTATTCAACGAGTTCCTTGAACGCCGCAAGCGCAGAATCGAGCACCCAGCATGAGACCCAGAGTAAAGGCAACAGGCCACGGGCGGCCCATCAAGTGCAACTGGTGCCTGCGGACCTTCAAGAGCGGCGGCACATCGCGGGTGATGCGGAAGATCCTGTTCTTCTTTTGCGACAAGTGTTGGGCCAACCGGAGCACCTGCGAGGAGCACATGCGGCGAGTGGTTGCGCCGGCGTTGGCGGCTGGGAACGGGAAGGTGGTCGCGTGAAACCCCTCCGCCAACTCAAAATAAAAGTCTTCACGCCCGGCAACAAGGCTTTCAAAACCATCCACATGCGCGTACCGAAGGGCATGCAATACCGGGATGGCGGTGAAGAGATCGTGCTCCGGCAATTCGCGGATGAGATCGAAAAGGCGTACCCCAACGATGAGTTCGCGCTCAAACAACTCGCACGCGGGGAATTCAACTTCGTGCACGTGGGCAAGAAGCCGGTCGATCCCGCAACACTCTTGGTCGGCGGCATGGCGGTCGGGGAAGTGGCCAGCGTCGAGGTGGGATCGTGAAGATCCAGGTAGCGCTTTCATGGCAGGCCGTGCAGCTTATGCAGCAGATCGCAGAGCGCGGCATCTGGGGCTCGAACGTCGAAGAAGTTGCGGCCCGGCTTATCAATGAAGGACTTGAGCAGTTCGTGGTGCGGCCTACGCTGGGCACATCGGTTGGGTCGAGAAAGCAATGACGCATGGTGAAGAATCCCGGCCCGGCGTACGAAATGCTCGGTCCCTATGCGGATGACCTGATCGAGTGGGCGCACCAGGAAGCTGACCGCAGGCGCAAGAAGCTTGGACTCGAACCGAAGCAGTGGGCAAAGGAGAGGGAGGGAATCAAAGTGGCCAACGTGAGCAGTGTTATGAGCAGTGTTATCAATACGCCCGCTACTACGGTAAGTGCTCCGGTGGTCCGGATTACGACGGGCAAGGTCGTTTCCATCGATAGCATCCCGGCGCCGATCCGCTCCGAGAACGAGAAGGTTGCGTTCTACGGAAGGAGCTGTCTGCGCAAGATGGCCAAGCGGGACAAACAACTCCTTTCCTCCAGCAAGGCCAACGGCGGCAAGACGCTCTACTTCCGGCTAGAGCGGGCCAAGTAAGACATGCACCGTGACCTTAGGGCCGGTAAGTCGCTCTGGCGTCAGGGCGCTACGGGTCGCGTCCCCACCGTGATCATGAAGGGGCTGCTGAAGTCCTTCATTGTCACCAAAGAAGGCGCGGAGGTCATCCTGCACTTCCACTGCATAGGCGAGATCGTTGGCCTTCCGTATGAGCGGTGCCATACCGTAGCCGTCACGGACGCCGTGTTGCGTGACACTGAAACAATCCCCCTGGCACTGCTATCCCTGACCGAGCGGCGCCTGGCGGACCTCGAACGGCGCGCCATCCTGAATGCCACCTGCCCGGTAGCCGAGCGGATTGCCGATATGCTGCTGGACATTGCTGACCGCAGCGGTTCGGCCCTCGTGCCGGTAT